CAATCAGCTGCGCCCTGATTTGATTGCCGAGGACCTTCATGCGGTTCGCCATGCTTTCGGATTGCCTCTCGAACATCCGGTTTGTCGTCCCGCTGGCCGCCCCTATCTCTTCTAGGTCTTTGGCGAAGACTCCCGCCGCCTTGCCCGTCAATGGGAAAACAGACATCAATTGACGCAGGTTAGGGAACAGTTCGCCCATCAAGTCCTCGTTCCCCTTCATCTTCTCCATCACTTCCAACAGGGCGCCGGCTAACCCTAAAGCCTTTAACCGGCTCCTGGAAAACTCAATCCCAACCTTTCGCCCAACTTCTTTAGCCTCATCTGAGGATTTGTAATAAGCGAGGATGACCCTGTTCAGGGACATAAAAGCGGTATCGGCGGGGACTCCGGCTTTCGTGAGCGTCGCTATCGCCGCCGCCACTTCCTCAAAAGGAATCTCAGCGTCAGCGGCGGCCCCCACGACCTTGCCGAGATTCCCGACAAAGTCCTGTAACGTGATAGAGCCCCTTTCCACCGCTTTCGTCATGATGTCCATGTAATGGTCCGGGCGTATATCCTGATAGGCGTTCATCACGCCCGTAAGCGCTTTCACGGCGTCGGACTCGTCGGCGATCGCCCCCACTGCCCCTCTTGTCGCCACTTCCAGGGTGGCGAATTGCTGGGCGTCAGTGGCGTCAGGCATGTTCGACTTTATCCAGTATAAGGCGTCCCCCAAGTCTTTCGCCGCGACGGGGTAGCGCTTGGAAAGGTCAAGCACCTTTTTAGACCAGGCATCGAACTGGTCCTTGCTGGTTTTCGTGAGACTCCAGACTTTATGCATGGAAGCGTCAAAGTCCATCGCCATCTTGATGGAAGCCCCTCCGACAACGGCGAAAGCCATCACCCCAGACCTCGCTATGCTCAAGAACGCTCCGCCCAGATGAGAGGTCATCTCTGGGCCGGTGGCGGCGAGGGCTGACGAAAGTTTCTTTGCTTGTTTTGTGAGGCTAGCGTCGAGGGCATAGAAGAGTCTTCTCAACCTGGCCGCCCCAGCGCCGACCGGCGCTAGGTCGAGGCCAACGCTTGCCCAGATTGTTCCTATGTGTCTTCCGGCTATAGCCATATTTTATGTCCTATATTTAGGGTCTCGGATCCAATGTGTCGGGTCGCCGTCTTCGGGATGGTATCGGCTTTTCCTTCTCTCCTCTTTCGCCCACTTTTCAAAAGTCTCGATGAAATCCCAGAACTCATCGAGGTATAGGTCCTCTATTTGGCGCGGTGTCCAGTTGAACCTTGAGGCGAAAGCCACATTGGCGGAGTGGCAAAACTCCTCAAAAGAGACAGAACCCTGCCCGTCTTTCAGGTATTTAAAGGGACGCGGAAAAGCTGCAGTTTGAGATTTATCACGAATTCCGTTCCGAATTGATATACCGGCATATCGTCAAGGTCTGACTTTTTCAACTCTGGGTAATGGGGATGGAGGAGTTTATAATAAAAGTCGCGGGTGACTTCCATCAGTTCCTCTTCCGTCATGTTTTCCGCGTTGTCTACCTCAAGGGATTTAATCAGCTTGCGATATTCCCCATAAGTCAAGGTGGGGAGAGGATACTCTTTATCCCCGATCTTGATAACGACTTCTTCCCTGGTCTCCGGCAACAGGACCGGCTCCGGTGGGTTCGGGCGTCTCTTTACTGTCATCCTTCCCTCCTGGGGTAGGGCGGCCCCCCGACACGGGGGGCCGCGTTTTTCGTTATGATGGTATTGAGTTTACAATCTGCCAGCTATACACGGGCTTGCCGCTAACGTCATAATTCGGGTTCTCGACAGCGGCGATTTTCCACTCTTGAGTCGAGTATTCCTCCTGTGAGCCCGAAGTGGTGACAAACGACGGGAGACATTGGTAAAGGTGTATCTCCTCGTAACCCACGACGTTGCTCCCCTCGTATTCCGCCCGATAGATTTTCATCTCAAACGGAACGGCGTTTTCCTGCTCTTCCAGCGTCGGCGGCGTATAGCCAATCGCGCAAGGCGGGGAAGAGGCGTCATAAGTCACAGTCCCGACCGAGCCGGCTACTATATACTCCACTTCCGGGTTACGGCATCCCATCGAGAAGCTAACGGTCATGCCGGAAAGCTGGTCGTCGGTGCGTATGGTGTTCTTTATCTTGTCACCACACTTCATATAGGAAGTCTTGCCCTCTTCTATCTCTGGCTCTAGCCCGACCTCGACGGGGCAATCGGTAGCATACCAATCCCCAGACACGTTGGCAGAACCATCGGCGTTAAGGGCGCGGATATGGACTTCCCTAACCCCGTAGAGTAGTTGGCAGTCGCAGTCTTTCCCAGTAACAGCCATGCTTACCTCCTTTCATGTTGCTCGACGCGGTATTGAGGTCCCGCTATTTGATGAATCCGTGGAACTTGAGATGCTCTCGTTCCTTTGCCGTCAGTCCCCTTACCGGTTGCCCAGCAACCAGGTCAACCACGACGGTTTCCAGAACCACCGTGCAGGTCTTGGCGGCTATCGGCACTGACTTCTTCTTCTCGGAGTATTGAGGGACTCCACCGAAAAAGAAGCCATCTTTATCGTTCATGTTGATCCTCCTTACTCGTCCGACACGCGGGCGACCGCCTCCGCATCACCCGCCACGCCTTATCTTTTCCATCTTACCAGAGATCGGTCGGTAGCCAGAAGGACAACCTTATGGCGGCGGAGCGCGTGGCCTCGTCCCAGAAATCAAAATACGAGTCCCTGCGATACTCAAGCCTTATGGTTCTTCCGTCTGGCGTCGTGATGTCCCGCTTGTGTAGGCATTGAACAATAGCGTCGGCGATAGGGTCTAACGACATGATGCTCCCCTCGTCCCCATATATCATTATCTCAACGCGCTTGAACATGCCATAGGGAGACCTCGCGCTTCCTATGTCACCTTGAAACGCGATGGTGACATAGGGCTTTGCCGTGTCCGCTGGGGCCGTCCACGCCCAGTAAACCCCAGCGGAGACGTTCGCCGTGATTTGGTTGTATATCGCTTCTCTTAAATCCGCTGTATCCATGATTTAGGTTGGAGCGAACGCCCCGGTAAACTTTATGTCTATCTCGTAACCCTTAAGATCGCCAAACGCGAATATCCTGCGCAGGTCAGCGTATAGACCCGGCATGTCGTGCACTATCGCCTCGTCCAGTATCCCCAGAAAACCCTTGATCGAGAATATCCTCGTTTCCAGATAATAAGAATATGGGGCTAATTGCATAGCGTGAAAAACGAAAGTCTCTATTTTCTCCGCCCCGTGTTCCGTCTCAGTGCTGATTTCCTCTTTGGCGTGTCTTGTCCGGTCTGTCCAGCGACGGTTGGTTTGAGCGTATTGGACGCACTTTTCCCCATATCTCTTCATGACCTTGTCGGCCGCTACCTCAGCCGAGAACTTCCACTTAAAAAAATTAGCGATACAGGTCGCCGCTCCTGGCATCACACCGCCCCACAGTCCGCCTGAATGTGCTCGTCTATGTTGGAATCAACATAACGCCTTACGGCATAAATCCGAAATGTCCTACCGTCATACTCAAAGGTGTCGTAGGAATCATGCCCGACGACTATGTCGGCGTCCGGGCTAGCGAGAATCCCATGCGTTATCCGTTTGACCTCCCCGCTCTCCGTTTGGATTTCCGTCATGTTTCGAGGGGATAGCCGATAGATTCTCACCGTTTGCGGGTCTAGTGTCGTGATATCCCACGTAAACCCGCCGGCTTTGGCGCTTTTGGTGTGCCGGGTTATGGTTATGGAGGAGGGATCGTAAGAGATTATATCATCAATGATCATCTATACCTCGCAAGGAAGTCCCCTGGCTCTTTCTCGTCTCTCCTGATCGCCGTTGCCGAGCTCCCGCCAAGAAGTTCACGTGCCCTCTTTAGGCAATGCTGTTTATCGTATGTTACCACGACGTCTCCCGCTTTATAAGAGACTATCTTGCCGTCCGAGGTCGAAGCGAGCCACAACCAGCCCCTCCCGGCTGCCCGCAACACGTCATATGTCGGCGTCCACTCCGAATCGGACGGGAGGTTGCCGTCCTCGTCGGGCACTTTCTCCAAATCAAGAAACTCTTGAATCTGGTCGTCGGTAAAGATAGTCCCGTCATCGTGAAGCCAGAACCGGCACGCCTCTATGGGGTCAGTTATCATTATAACCTCTCCTCTATCCTGTTTTCTCTAGGGGAAAGCCACCTGTAATATTGTTTTTTATCCCTCTGTCTTTCTGGTGGCCTCTCCTCATCGTAATGGACAATCTTGCAACCCTCAATAGGGGAAGCGGAGTATTTACTCCCGGCTTTGTCTAACAAACAATAAGTGTTACCGTTCTTGTCTTTCAACCAATAATGTTTACCCTCATAATGTATCCCAGGGACGTGTCTGAAAAGCCTTGCCCTTTGTATGATTCTTATGGGGTAACTCCTGTGAAGTTCCATGATTCCTATGTCCGTGTCCGGCAAAGTAAAAGAACCAACGAGTTCTTCGTCGGCGTCTAAATGCAGATACCAGTCGCCACCCGAGCCCACCAGGTAAAGGTTGCGTTTCTCGACTTCTGTAAGAGGAGGAGAAAGAACAAGAGAAACCTTATTCAGCGAACCAAGGTATTCCAGCGTCCCATCGGTTGAGTACTGCGTGTCGCCAGGGAAGGCGGAATATCTGCCGTCAACGGCTATAATGGCGTCAACCTTGTCTATCAGGCTTTCGACCGCCCTCTTGACGAGTGGCCAGTCATTGTAAGTCACCATTACGCCGTAAATCATTAGCCCTTAATGCCTCCGCTATGACTCTGGGGGAAGCCCCTCTGGCATAAGCCCCAGCGATTAACATCATGACGTCTTTAGGCAAGCACTTCCCCCCGAACCCGCGGTACCCCTTGTCGAACACGTCCATATGACAGGGAGTTATGTAGCGGTCAGCCTCGATTCCCTTTCTGACCACTTCGTAATCGGCCCCGAAAGATTGACAGATGTCGTATATCTCATTGGCGAACTCGACTTTTAGGGCATGGTGAGCGTTGCAGGCCAACTTGATTATCTCGGCTTCTAGAGGAGACGTGACAAAGATCGGGGCATTGAACGGGGAATGAATTGTCAAGAGGAGGTCTTTGACGAAATTGGAGACACAGCCGATTATTACGCGGTCGGGACAAAGAAAGTCGATTTTAGCGGTCTTCTCGGTTAAGAACTCTGGAACATACGCTATGTTGTCCCCATATCGTTGAATCAGTTTGTCTGTCGTCCCCAGGGGGAGTGTCGTCTTTATCGCTATGACGTCGGCTTCATGTTCTTTGACGATGCCCTCGACAAGGCGGTAATCATAAACACAGATGAATAATACGTCGCTTTTCTCTAAAGTGTCGTAACCTTTCTGGGGATCGAGCCTGGAAACGGGAAACCCCATGTCCTCGAAAGCGTCAGCCAAAGTCCCCCCGACGACCCCACAACCGATTACCCCGATCCGCATCCCCAGCGCTCCCTCAATAACTCAAGAGACTCATTAGATTTCTCCCGGCAAACCTTTAATCTTCTCTTTTGCGTGGTGTGCTCCAGATGCGTAAGCCTCGCCTCGGCGCAATAATATATCTTCCAGCCCTTTTTTCTCGCCCTGAGGCAAAAGTCGACGTCCTCATACCCTAAAGGATAGGATTCGTCTAACCCGCCCAAATCCTCCCAGCACTCCCTCCTGATATAAACGCAGGCGAACGTGACCAGTTCGACCTCCCTGGTAACATAAACGTAAGGAACGCTCGCCGGGTGTTTGCCTTTATGGGGATGACATGGGTTTCCATTGTTATAAGACGCCCCGGCGTGCTGGACAAGCCCAGAGGGATAGAGTAACAACGCCCCCACGACTCCGATGTCGCCTGAGGCGATTTCCCTCATGGGAAGGAGAAAGTCGTCATGGGCGATGATGTCGTCATTCAATAAAACCAAATCCCCCTCGCTCCATCTCGCTCCCTCGTTGCACGATTTTGAGAAACTCCAGTCGTCCCCACGAATGACGTTTTTGAAAGTAACGCCACCGGCGTTATCAACGACGACTACCTCGTGGGGGGATTTTACATTACGCAGGCTGTTTAGGCAATTCTCAACGAGTGAGGCGGTTAAAGTCGGGATGACGATCAGGGGACTTTCCATGTCGCCACCAGTTGGTTAAAGTTCAGCCATCTTTCGGGATGATGCGGGATTAGGACTTCGGGGACGTCTTCCGGGCGAATCTCCACGCCCCAATCGTGAACGCTGATCATGGAACCCGACATCAGTTTATCGTGCCAGTGGTTCAGTTCTCTTGGTTTGTCCCCACCGTCACAATACATGTAAACCTTTCGACCGTCAATAAAGAATTCTATCTCCTTCGTTTCCCATTCGTCTTCCCAGACCGATTTTATCCCAAGTTTCTCGAAAACGTGGTGTATGGGCTTTGACAGGTCGGGGTTTATATCAACGGTCAAAACGGGAATGCCCAACCTCAGCCCCCAAAGCCCAAACACGAGCGTGAGTGCCCCTCGCCCGGTCCCGATCTCCACAATCCCCGAAAACTCATTATCGAGAAAAATGGTGTTAAGGTGGTGGTACAACCAGTAATTATGTTGCATCCTTTGCCCGATGAATAACGTCCCCCATCGCCAGGAATCGCCAGAATTGATTTTTTTCTTTTGAGATAAGTCAGATTCCGACGGGACGTTGATAACACCGCTCTCTCTCAGCCTTCATCCTCCTGTTGTATTCGGGGTAATCCTCCACTCTCGTGTAGTCGTCAAGGGTGTCTAATGTCCTGGCGAAGACCTCTTTCACGAACCCCTTCTCCCCCACGTTTCTTTCCTGAAAATAAGTCCAACCCCCAGGGACTAAATCGAATTTAGGATGCCATACGGTCATGTTTTTGCGCAAAGCCGAGTCCAGCCACTTCCCCCTTATCAGAATCCCGCTCCCTCCCACGTGACTCCAGGAATAATAAACCCGACCGTTCTTGCTTACGGGCCTAGAGAAAAACCTCTTCCTCCCGGAAGTGTGATGGTCGCTCCCGACAACGTCCAAAGAGCAACGAGAAGCCGCCTCAATCAGAGACTCAAGCCAACCTTTAGGCATGATGGTGTCGTTATCAACTTTGGCAATCCAATCCACCCCGCGAACCACCGAAAAGAACAAGTCCATCTGCGCGTCGATTCCGTGTCTTTTCTCTCGGTAGACCTTCGCGATGATTTTAGGGTCGTTTATGGATTCCAAATACTCAACGGTCCCGTCAATGGAGCCGTCATCGTAAACACAAATCGAGATGTCGGGAGTTTCCAAAAGCGATTCCAAAGATCGCTTGGTGTATTCAATTCTGTTCCATGTCGGGAACATAACGGGGACGTTCTTGAAGAACGGCACGACCGGGGAAGCCCCCCGTCTCCTGGCCATCGAAAGCCGCTCCTTTAACTCCTCGTTATGCCACGCCGACGGATTGATCCCCTTTTCCCTGGCGAGATACCTCAAGGTCTGATGCCCGAAATGGTGGACGTAAGCCCCGCAAGCCCAAACCATCCGCCAGTTAGCCCTTTCCTCGAAATCTATTTCCTCGCTCCCCCCTAACCCAAACCTCTCGTCAAAAGCGCCTATTTCCGAAATCACCCTCCGGTCTATCAACAAGCAAAACCCCGAAAGGGCGTTAGTGTAACGCTTCTGCCCCCTTCTGATCTTGTGTCTTTTCCCGATGGAAAGAATCTCCTCGTCAGTATAATCCGGGGCAAGCCCTCTCTGGCTGCTAGCGAAGCCGTCCCTTTTCAGGATACTCCTGTCGCATTGAATCCCTAAAGAGTAATTCGTGGTAGGGCCCACAAAGCCAACACCGTCTCTCAAAAACCCAACCATCTCCTCTAGCCACCCTGGGGTAACGACGGTGTCGTTGTTCAACAGGCAAATCCTCTTACCCCTAGAGGCTAGTATCCCCTGGTTGACGGCGGCAGGAAAGCCCCTGTTGATTGAGTTTCTTATGATTCGGTAACCCGATTTCCGCAAAACCTGCCGAGTTTGAGCGTCCGAACCGTTGTCAACCAGGATGACCTCGTAGTCTTTCGTGTGTCTCTTGACAGAACTCAAACACCTTTCCGTGTATCCGGGCTGTCCATGCACGGGAATGATGATAGAGGTGATGTCCTCCCCTACCAGCGGATACCCGCTTTCCTTTTCGGGTGGCAGTTCATAAGGCACGCCCTCGAAAACGGCGTATCCGGATTCCACAAGCGTTTTCGCCCGCTTGTCAGATATACGGATGAGCGACCCTGGGCGAAAGGCGCACCCAGGGCCGCTTTTGATTATCCGTATCAGCATCACACGGGAATGCCCGTGATCTTCGCCAGGGCGTTGTCGTCCTTGACCACAAAAGCCTTGCGGGTAACGAAGCGATACGCGTGCATATCTTGCTCCCACAGGTTTATGGGGGTCTCAGTGCCCTGGGTCAGCGTCGCTTCAGTGGAGCGTGATATTTGAAGCCCCACCCTGTCCCCTATTATGACATAGGGGAAATAGGCGAGTATCATCTCAACGCCCTCCGGCGAGCCGGTCGGTATAACCTGGCGAGTAAAGCAAATAGGAATACCCCAGAGAGAGTATCTCGGAACGCCAGAACTCAAATCCTCATGGAAGATCGGCTGGTTGTTCGCGTCTCTCAGGTTCCTGAGTATATGCTTTACGCCAGGATGCGTTATGGCGCCGGTTACCGTGAACCCGTCCTTCTCGATCTCGCTCATCGCCTCGGAGAAGTCCGCCGCCAGGTCAACGTTGGTCCCAAACGGTATCGTGTGCGTTGCCGGGACGTTACCGGAAAGCGAATCCGCGAATGGGGAAGTGGGCTCATACCCAAGATAGGTCCTGTCGAGGTCCTCGGCGAAAGCGCCAACCACGTCTTCCCGTATCACGGCGGCGAGGTCGGTATCTGCGTCCTCGACGAGCTGATCCTCCAGGGGTACGATGACGGCCATCTTCTCGGCTACCAGTTCATAAGTCTCGAAAGATGGAGCGTCTTTAGTCTTTACCTCCATCTTGTCGACCCAGTAACCGTGCACACCATCGGCTTGCTTCCGGCGAACCATACGCGAGCGTTTCATCGGAACATGCTTGGCCATGCTCTCCACACAGGAAGCGTCCCTGATCAGCATGTTCAACTCAAGGGCGATCTCGTCCGGGACGAAGATGCCGCCGGACGCGTCCCTTATGGAATTCATGCTCGGAATACTCATATCTTACCTCCTTTCGTTCTATTGTGATTTCAGCATCCCCAGGATTGCCTGATCTAGGTTTGTCGCCCCCTCACTTATGGGAGGACCACCCGCGCCCGGGGACGGCGGCGGCGCGCTCTCGATGAGATAGGGCTTGTCTTTGACCAACTTCTCCAACGCCTTTTCGACGCCCTTCACTTCCCCGTCTTGGTAAGACAGGGCGGACGTGTCAATAAGGGCGTAAGCGGCATCGGGGTCTATTATCCCCATTTTACTGGCGGCCGCTCTCACTTCCGCCCTTGTGATCGTCTCGGCGAGTTGGCGGTCGCGGTCAATCAATTCCCGCTCTAGCCTCGCCCTTTCCTCCGTCAAGCGCTCCAATTCCGACTTCTGCGCGTCTTCGTATTTCTTCAATTCGGCGGTCAAGGCCTCAATACGGCTTTCCGCTTCCCGCAGTTTCGTTCTCCACGATGCGTTCTCGCGGCGTAGCCCCTCGACTACCTCTCTCGGAAACGAAGACATTTCCTCTGACTCCTCTTCGGGAACCCGTCCCTCTTCGGTCATCAAGACCACCTCCTAGCCTCTAGCCAACTTCTTTATGCTTTCAGGCGGCTCCTCGTTGAGTTCGCCGTAAAGCCGTATCAATTTCCTCGCGGCTGCCCTTTTCTCTTCCGGTGGGGCGTCAACACCCCCCCTCGCCCCAGCTAACGCCGCCGCCGCGGCGTGGACGGCGTTGCGGTTCAGCGCGCCCGACGGTTCCCTGACGGGGAGCTTGCACTTATCCTTTGTTTTTTCCCCTTCGTTCATGTCGATCAGACACGCCTTGCAATACGCCTCCGCCGTCGGGTAATCGGACTCGCTTATAGAACCCCATGGCTTATCGGATACCATCTTTACCTCCTATACGTTTACCCAGGACGAGCCGTTATAGATTTTCAACGTCGTCCCGTCATAAAAGAAATCCCCTATTTGAGGGTTAGAGGGCGGATTCGTGTCAACGGTCATCCTGGCCAAGGGACGAGACGATAAATCATCCGCCAGGTTATAGACCGTCCCGTCCTCTCTCAAATATCTGCCCGAATGCGGGGCAAGGTTATCTATTTCCATCTACTTCCTCCTTTCAAGCGCGTCCGCTATGTTTACGACTGTCGAGTCTTCCTTGATGAATCTTCCGGTAGCCCACGAGGGGACTTCCGCCGTTTTCCCGATCGGGACCAGGCGTCCCGACTCATCGAAGTTGTAAATCGTCCCGTCTTCCCCGACGAATCTCCCGCTCGCGGGCATCCCGTCCAAAGAAGACCAGTCCGAGATTATCCACGGGGGGTTGCCAGAGGAGGGAGGAGGAGTAGCGGAATACTGGTATCTGTCCCCTCCCCATATGTCGCTCGTCCCGGAAGGAGGATAACGGCCATCAGTCAAGGGAATCGTCAGGGTGTTGTCCGTGTAACAGACGATATAACCGTCAATCGGTAAGTGGGCTTGAGAGACGTTGACCTCGGCGGTCCCTCCTATCTCCTCCCCGCTCCCTATCAGATTATCAAAACTGTCATAAACGCCGACCGCGTTACCGCTGGAGAGCCCCGATACGTAACAAAGCGGGCTCTTGAAGATCTGTATGTAGGAATACTCCATGGAAGCGCCGTTGCCAAGATACGGGAAGCCGAAAAAGAACCACTTTTTATGAGTAAAATCGTGAACCCAGCTTCCGGTTATCAAATCGGAAAAGTCGTCCCTATATCTCGTAAGGTAATGAGTGTTTGTCGAACTCGCTATCTCATAAAGAAGCCAGACGTTCAACCAGTAAACAGTCGGTCCCCATAAATTGTTGCCCCAATGGGCGATTCCATACTCGTAAGTATTCCCAGAGTGGTTGGTGTAACCGAAGAGCATGGACTTTTCCCCGCTGTTATAAGTCATGGGGCCAGAAGGGCGGGTATCTGAGTCATACCCGGCTATGGGGAATCTATATGCCCCTCCATATTGCGTAAATTGCGACCTGGCCCTTATGACCCACTCAGTATCGGCCAAATCGTTTGTTAACACGACATAGCCATAATTATTTGAGTCCCCGGGGAGAGTGATCGTCAGTCTTCCCGACGCGGTAACCCTTCCCGATGTGTCCTCCTCGACGGTTAACCACGAGGGGATGGACGACCATTCGCTTTCATGGTGTATGAGCCCGGATTCAGTCTTTGTTATCATAAGCCCTTCCTCAAGCGCCCGTTATCGTCTCCATCTCCATTGTGTTGATCTCTTTCCCGAACGGGAACTTCTCTCTCTCAGAAATCATCTCCGCTATCTTTCTTTCCGGGTATTTCTCCCCCAGTTCCGTAAGAGCGCCCTTTATGGACTGGAGGGAACTTCGAAGTTTGGTGACTTCCATGTTTATCTTCTCCGCCTCGTTCTCCGGAAGGGGAAGGTGGGGGATTATCCTGTTCTTGTAGCCCATTTCATTAAAATCATAGGGGAAATTAGGCTCTCTCGCATAGACCTCGCACATCCTCAAGATGTATTCGTTCATCTGAGACAGGCGAGACTTCCATATCCTCCAGTCCTGTTGAGTGGCCGAGACCAGATCCGAATACAAAAGTTTCAACGCCACCCCGGAGACAAGCCCGAACCCCTTGATTCTGTCGGGGGTGATGTCGGGAACGTCCGCCAAGAGGTGCATCAGGTTTTCCAACCTCGTCAGGAAATCGCTCAAGGCGTTAGAGTAGTTAAAGCCAGACTCTAACTTTTTGGCGTCGACCCCGTCCCCCCCGATGTTCCAGATCTCTTGAGGGGCAAGCCTCAATTGTTTCTCGGCGTCAGGGGGAGCGTTGAGCAAAACCGTCACGGCGAACAGGTTGAACCTTAAGGAGTCGGCGGCGTCGGACATGGACCTGTTATACTGGTCGAAGAGGGGGATCAGGTCTTTCAGGTAAGAGGTCCCGAAAGTCTCCCCTGAAAGGCTTTGGTGGGGGAAGATGATGACCGGGATAAAGTCCAACCTGGTATCTGCCCTGTCGTATATCCTCTCGACGAGGGAGAGGTCGTTGACGTTATACAGACCCTCTGACAGATAACACCTGCCCCCTATCAGCTCCCAGGTCTGTCTCCACAGTGTCCGGTCGTTGTCCAAGAAGGAGCAGAAGTGTATCGTCTGGAATTTGTCGGGCTCGTCCATGTCGGGGATGGGGAAGATTTCCTGAGCGGGGGAAAACTGAAGCCTTATCCCCTTTCCGGGGAGGTAGCGGATCTTCAAGGCTACCGTTCCCCCGATGAAGTAGTCCTTCCCGGCCTCCAAGAGTAACTCGTCAAAATGGTTCTCGCCCCAGATCGAGTATAAGAAACCCTCTCTCTTTTTCGCTGTCTCGTCAGCCTTTTTTTGCTTTCTGGACGGCTCATATTCCGGATCGGAAACGTCCGGGTCAACGTTATCCGGTGGGCACTCTATATCCGGGGCGACCTCGAACATCCACGAGACCCTTTTGCGGACGAACCAGCGGGCCAGGTTAACGGGCATGACCGTCGGGGCATATCCGAGCTTGTTGGGCCACGTCCAGTACTGGCCCTCTAGATCGTAATAGCGATAATAGTCGTTTGTCTCCACGACCCTCTGCAGGGCTTCATCGGTTAGAAACTGGTAACGTGGCCCATAAATCTCCTTGGTCAAGCGGGAGACTACCGACTGGTCGATCCTGACGTCGTATTCGCTTATTGGCCTCCAGGCTTCCTCTCTCGTCATCTGTGAATTCCCCTTTGCCCGACATATCCTCTCCGTGAATAACCCATTATCATGTAGCGCAAAGCGTCCATCGTATGGTTGTCCCTATCAGTGGGCCTGTTCTTCAAGACCGTGCCCATGTCGTCTTCCTCGTAATGGTAAACCTCGAACTCCCTGACGGTCTCGGGGCAGGCGTTGAAATCAACAAGCAACCTCCCCTCATCCAAAAGCAGGTTGACCGCCGCTATCCCGGGGTCCAGTTCTCTCTTTCCTTTCCTGGCGTCTAAGCCCCTGTTTCTCAATTCCGCTATATACTCCGGCCTGGAGGGGTCGCACCAGCAGGTCCTCACCCTCCATTTCCTCGATAACTCAACGGCCTTCTCGGCCAGTTTGTCTATCGGGGTCTTTTTGGCCACATACTCCTCAACGAGGTAGATCCTTTCCCTAGAGACCAGACCGACCAACAAGACGGAAGGGTCTATCCATCCCCAGTCTGCCCCCATCAGGGCGTATTCGTAATCCTTCGGCGGCGGGGAGTGGTGTCTGTCCAAGGTTATCTGATAGACGAGCCCTTCCCAGCCGACGAATTCTCCATAGACCTCTTGCCTGAGGAAACTCCCGGAATAAGACTCGAGCAGGGACTCGACATAACCCTCCGAGACGTGTCTGTTCTCCAGTGTCGAGCCCGTGAAGTAAACGTAATTCTTTCTCGGCTTTCTGGCGAACTCCTCCCATACCCAATTTCTCCCCCTGGGGGTAGTGGCGATCCATCCCTTTTCCGGGGGGATCCTCAGCCTCGCCACCATCAATTTCCATACCTTATGGGGGACTTTGGCGGCCTCGTCAATGGCGAACCAGGAGAGATTCGGACCTCTTAGGTTGTCCGGGCGATCGCAGGAGCGGAGAAATATCTTACTCCCGTTTATGAGCCTGATGATTTGATCCTGCTTGTTGTAAGACTCGACCAGATCGTGCCACGCCTCCCTCTGCCCCATTCTCTCCCACAATTCCTCCGTCAGCATGGGGATCACGAAGTCGTTGAGGTTTCTATAGGTGGAGGCCACTATGACGCCTTGAGAGTTCTCGAACTCAACGCTCTTCCGTATCGCCTCCAGGCAGAGCGAGAACGTCTTGCCCGACCCCACTCCCGCTATCATCGCCCGAAATCTCGCCGGGCTGCTCAAGAATCTGTATTGCGTTTCCGTCAACTCTAGTGGGATTTCCATCCGCCCCTCCTGGGGGTAGTATGTTGATCGTCACGGCGGGTTTGAAGGGTTTGCCCCTGTGCCTGGCCTCTAGCGCCCCTATCTTGTCCATGTATATCCCTAAAACGGTGGCAGCCTCTCGCGCGTCCTTGAAGCCGCTCTGCCCCCTTTTGATCTTCTCCTTCACGATCTCGTTCAAGGAGACGACGATATCCCAGGCGTCATCAACCCACTTCTCCCGCTGCTTCTTCCTTCTCTCGACGACCTCGGCGGGCTGATTTTCGTCTTTCGCTTTCTTCAGCCAGCACCTTATGGCATAGTTGGACACGCCAAAGCGCTCGGCTAATCTATCGAGTGACCACCCTAATTCTCTTAGGGCGTAGACCTCCTCTAGTATTTCCGGTGTGTGTTTCGGGACGCCCAGGGATACCTCCTAAAGAACGTCTCTCTGCCTATCGAGTGGATCTTTGTATGGCATTGAGGACATAGCGTCAAGATGTTCTCCTCGTCATCCGTGCCCCCCGATCCCCTGGTCTTTACGTGGTGGCGGTGAGTGATCCCCCACTTCCCGCAAGCCTGACACTCTCTCATTTACCAGATTTTGCCTTTTCTTTCGTTTTTACCTTTTGCTCCGTCAGGGTTTTACCTTTCCAAGAAACGAGCGGTGAACCCCGGGTTGTCCCTCAAGAAAGCGCATATCCCGTTGGTCAAAGCCGTAAGGGCTCGATGCTCGATCTCCAGTTCCATCTGCCAGATGAGGCTCTCAACGACCTCGTGCATGATCTCGTTCTCTTTGCGAGGGGCGTATCTGTCGACCTTGATCTCCAGCGTCCAGGGCTGGTGGAGGGCTACGCAGTCGTGCCTATGGTAGAGGCTCTCCTCCTTGACTACCTCGTAGTCGTAGGCTAGGATCTTGAGTCTCTTGCCTCTTCCAGCTTCCGATACAGCGCCATCACCAGCCGCCAATACCTCGGAGAGCCTCTTTTTACCTTTTTCGCTACCTCTTTTTTCGCTATTTCCCATAAATCCTCGTATTTCACGGCGTTTAGGGGCATTTTGCCTCCTCTTCGTCCGGCCACTTCTCCTTTATCCATCGGGTGATGGGCTTGAGACGGTTTACGGGGGTTAGAGGAGATTCCGGTTCGGGGCATCCGAAAAGGGCGCGGAAGTAGGATTCAACGGTTCGTTCGCCGAATTTGACGCGAGAGGGTGAGGGGTTGCCGAGAACTCTGTGCGGTTTCATTTTTCTCCTTTGTTTTGATTTCTTCTCAAAGTCCAAGCATGCATGCCCTCTCCGGCGAAAATACATAATGGGGGACGCTCCAAAGTGATAACACTATGTCCTATAGTGTTAACACGTTGCCGCACTCTACAAACGCCTATTTGTGCAAACAATCGTTGGTTTTTCCCTGTTCCACGCTTGCGCGTCGACCCTTTATCCGCCGCTTCAAAAGCCCGAAAAAAATAAAAAAAATCCCTAAACTATATTGACAATCCGTCAAACATCCCTATACTTATGGGTAGTGGTTGTCGAGGCAAAGAAAGGAGATGAGAAAGATTAACCGCCAAACTCACGAGAAAGGAGAAGAGAATGAAAGCGAAACTGGAAGAGACAGAATACCGAATCGAGAAGCCGGTGTATCCGGGATACCGTATCACGCACACTGACTACAAAGTGGAGATCTACATACACACTGATGATGACTGCATCACATACGCGCGTATACTCGGTTGGACAGGGGCAGCCCGCGGTGCACGGGCATACCTCACCGCTATCGCGCGTGCTATCGCCCCGGATGTAGAGATAGACATAGACGCCCTGGATGATGCTTTCCTACGCCGATTTCCAGATTGGGAAGACGAGGAAGACTTCGACTTCGACCTGCTCAACGCACAACTCCAGCAAGAGCCAACGATATGCCTCGGCGATATCCGGGATCTCGGCCCGTCAGGCAAGCACTACACCATCAGTGGACGGTCTATCATCGACTACGTCTACGATATCCGCCTGCACGAGTGGAGCCGGCGCAAGCGCTACCTGCCACAACGATGCTCACG